AAGAGATTTAGTAGAAATAGATGGTTATACATCAGAACAAATAAAACTATCTGTTTACAATGGTAGAAATAGTGAATTTTGGCAAAGTAATTTCTTATCACTAACAAAATTAAGAAAACAGAATAAAGATGATGTTAAGTTTATAGAAGTTTTTTTAAATATAAGTAAGCCAAAAACAGAATTAAATAATACGCCTAAAATTAAATACATAAACTAATGAGTAATATAGAGCAAAAATTTCTACAAGAAACATACGGTAAATTACCACCTATGGCAATAGATAGCGAGTATTATGTATTAGGTGCTATACTGTTAGAAGGTGCTAGTATAATGATTAAATTAATTAACGAAGGTATTAACTACACTTGGTTTTATAAAGAAGAACATGGAGTAGTATTTGACGCTGCTAAAACATTATTTGACAATAATATAGATATAGATATTATTAGCGTAATGAAACAAGTTGAAAATAAAGGGGTTTCACCTATGTTATTAGCGAAGGTTTCAAGTAAAATAGGTAATGCTAGTCATATATTAACTCACGTAAGAATTATTAAAGATTCATTTATAAAAAGAAAAGGAATATTTATTGCTAATACTATAAATGATGAGTGCTACTCCGATAACAACCTAAGTGATATAATGACAATTATCAATAAAGAAAATGAAGAAATTAATAATCTTTACGGAGGTAAAAGTCAATCGAAAACACTAAACGAATTAGTAACTAATTCACTTGAACGAGCCGAAAGTAGAGCCGCTTATTATGCAGAACATGGAACTATACAAGGAATAAAAACAAGGTTAAGAAACTTAGATAGCGTAATTTATGGACTGCAACAAAATAGACTTATAATTATTGGCGGTCGTCCAGGTAGTGGAAAAACCGCATTCGCTTTAAAACTTGCAAACAATGTAGGAATAGAAAACAATGTATTATTCTTTTCGCTTGAAATGGGCGAAGATGAACTTACAGACAGATTAGTATTAGCAAATACAGAGATAAACCCTGACAAGTACGCTAAAGGAGATTTAACCAATACAGATTGGCAAGATTTAGAACGCTCAAATGTTATACTAGAAAATAAATTAATACATATTGAAGATTCTCCAAGTGTTTCTATTGATAAGATAAAAGCAAAATCATTGATGTATAAAAATAAAAATAAATGTGATGTTATTATTATAGATTACCTTCAATTAATAGATACAAAAACAGATAACAAACAGTATAACAAGACTAATGAAGTAGGCGAGTTAAGCCGAAAGTGTAAACTACTAGCAAAGGAATTAAAAGTACCTATTATATTGCTTAGCCAATTAAATAGAGAAGTAGAGAAACGAACTAATAAACGCCCTTTTTTAAGTGATTTAAGAGAAAGCGGAAATATAGAGCAAGATGCTGATATAGTAATGTTTTGCTATCGACCTGCATATTATGACATAACAACAGACGAGAACGGATTTGATTATCCTGAAAACTATTTCGAATTAATAGTAGCAAAGAATAGAGGCGGTATTGTAGGGGGTGTACGTTTAACGCATAGCGAAGGATTAACAGATTTTTATGAGTATAACGAATATACAGAAACAACCCCACCAGTACCAAATGAAATAGATATACCATTATCCGAAATACCTTTTTAATTATGAAAATAGAAATAAAAGACCTAGATAAAGTAAGTTATAATGTTTTTAGCCGTTGGCATTGGACAAAGAAAAATGCTTTTAATACTAAATTAAAGTGGCAAATAAGAGCAGTAACGAATAAACAACTAACAGGTGGGTATAACTTAGATTTTGAATTTACTTTTAAAGGAAGGCGGTTAGATACGATTAACGTAGTGCATTTTATAAAAGCGTTTGAAGATGCTTTATTTGCTCAGGATAAAGATAACAGAACAATATGCATAAATGTAAAAAAAGGCAGTGAAAATAAGTGTATACTTGAATTAACTAAAATAGATGTTGTATAACACATTAAAATATTTGTGTAGGAATATCAAAGATAGTAAATTGCAGTAACTTTAAACTAAATAATATGTTAATATCAGAATCATACGTACAGAAAAAGACAAGTAAGTTTAAACCTACTTTAGAACAGAAACGAAAGTATAGCGAATTAATGAATAAAAGCAAAAGAATTGATACTAATATGCTTTTTTGGGTGGTGGGGTTAATGGTTTTAATAAAAGTTGCAAGTGTTATAAATATTTAGTATATTGCAGTGATGTTTGAGTTTAGCGGCTTAATTCAATGAGGTTTACACATTCCTGCATCACTTCTCTAATAATGTGTAGTAAAAAATGATGTATTATGAATCAAACTAAAAAGTGTAAAGAGTGCGGAATAGTTAAATCATTAACAGATTATTATGGTAATGGGATGGGTGGTAAAAGACCTAGATGTAAAGAGTGTGAAAATGCAAAAACAAAAAAAGTACTTAAACCTATTAAGTGCAAATGTTGTAATAGTGAATTTACACCTAGAAATTATCTGCAAAAGTATTGCTCTTTAGAGTGTAGTTTGTTATACAAAAAAACAATTAAAAAAGAACATAAGAAAAAGAAATGTAATTATTGCGGCAAAACATTTATATCCATTAATGGAAATAATAAATACTGTTCTAAAGAATGTAGGGATAAAAGAAATTTAAATCAAAGAAGTAAAAAGCCAAAAACAAAAATATGTAAAGTTTGTAATAAAGAGTTTATTCCTTATACATCATTAAATAATTATTGTAGTTCTAAGTGTAGAATAATAAACGAAAAAAATAGGATTAGAAAAACATCTAAGCGATTAACAAAAGAGCAAATTAAAAATATAATAGGTAAGAATAATCCTGCTTACAGAAACGGAATGTATACTAGAAAAACAAAACGTATTAACATTGGTCAATCTTTATTTGATAGGAATAAAAAAGAAATAAAACAAGCAATGATTGACGATGTAGGTTATGTATATTGTGAGTATTGTATGAAATCAAATTGTTCTAGATTTGAATCACATCATATTATTTTTCGCTCAGAAATGCCATTGCATGAACATTTAAGCGACAAGGAAAATATAGTAATATTAGGAATAAAGTGTCATAATGAATTTCATAAACATAAATCAATGCGTGGATATTTAATTAAAGAGCGTGGCTTAGATAAATTGTTTAATAGTAAAAAACTCGAGTTAGAAAAATTAACTTACGATTATCAAAGAGATAATAATAGAAATAACGAAACATTATTTTAATATGAAATTCAATTTAATAACACAACTAGATACTGCTATTAATTTTCTAGTAGTTAATAATAAAAAAACGGTTAATATTGACTTTGATAAAAAGATGCGTACAAACCCACAAAACGCTGCACGTTGGTTATATTTAGAAATGATTGCAAGTATATTGAATGAGAGAGGCGATACATTTAACGCACCTAATACAAAGATACAAGTGCCATACACAAAAGATAATTTGTATCATATCTATTGGCAAGGGTTAAGGCTTAATATGTACCCTAACAAAAAGAAACAATTAAATACAGATGAGTTTAGCAAGTTAGTTGATATGGTTTTAATGATGTTTGCACAACGATTTGATATAAGTATTAATTTTCCGAGTATAGAATATAAGTAAGTATTTATAGTAATAATTAAATAAAAATTAGTATATTTGTATAAATTAAAATTAAGGATATGAGAGATGAAAAAGAAGTAATAATCCAAACAGTAGGCGATTCAGTAGGTAAAATAGATTCTTTAATAGCAAAATTAGAAGATGCTAAAAATAAAGGTGCTGAATATTATCGTATGACATGGAGCCAAGACCCTCAATGGGCGTTTAAATGGTTTGAGTTGTATAAGGTAAAGACCGAAGAAGAAATAAAAGTAGAAAAAATAAAGCAGTTAGAAGAAGAATTGAATAATTTAAAGAAATAGGATATGAAAAAAGAAGAAAAGGACGTAGAATATGCATCTAAAATAATGGAAGCATTAAGTGAATTACTCGCAGAGGATAGTGATAGTGAGTTTAAAATAGATTTAGACGAGTTTAAAGATGATGATAATCTAACAGCATTTTTTCATGCTTTAGCAAATCTTGTGCCTTCTTATTTTTACGGTAAGTTTACAGGTGAAAAATTACAATCGTTAGACTTTAATTATATAGCCAATAAGTTATGCGTTAAGTATGCTATAGAAGAATCTAAAATTAAATAACATGGAAATAAAAGGAGTAGTAAAAGACATTACAGAGAAACTTACAGGAACTAGCAACGGTAAAGGGTGGAGTAAATACGCTATAATACTCGACACAGGTAACGAACACAACCCACTTATAGCAGTAGATGTATTTAACGAAAAGGTAACTGCTAAGATAGGCGACACTGTTAATATATCAATTAATTTGAGTAGTAGAGAATATAACGGCAAGTGGTACACTAATTGTTCAGCATGGAAATTAGAGCAGGTTGCTAATGATAGTGAGAGTAAAGAAGAAAACTCAGACGATATGCCTTTTTGATATGAACAACCTATTAACAAAACTAAAAGAAAATAACATCAACTGTAAGACTGTTAATAATAGCCTTACGGTTAAGTTGCCAAATGGAAACGGTTATAGTGTAGTAATTGAAAAGACATTTAGTAATAACTTTGATTCTGATAAAGAATTTAGTTTGATAATGTCGATAATAAATGAACTTAAAAACTAAAATTATGTATGTATATTTAATATTTATTGTACTGTATGCAGTACTTAATGCAAAGTTTAACCAATTAGTAATAGACAAGAAAGATTGGCATTTAACACAATGGTTAAAAGTAGCATTAGTAGCCTCAGTAGTTACTTGTTTTATATTAAAGCCTAGAATAGATAGTATTAATGAGTTTATTAAGTTAATATTTGTGTTCGCTAATATCTATTGGATAGTATTCGACTTGTCTTTAAACCTGTTCAGAGGCTTAAAATGGTATTATGTAGGCAAAACAAGTTGGATTGATAAACATTTAACAGGATGGACTTTTTATATTAAGTTATTTATGGTATTCTTTAGCGTTTTGATACTAATGTATTACTTTTAAAATCAATAACTTAGTTAGATTGTTATAGTACGTTAAGACAACTAATTTTGATAATAAGAAAAAATAAACTATATTTGATTTGAAATAAATTAAAGTTATGGTAGGAAGACCACCCAAATATAAAACAGTAGAAGAACTACAAACTAAAATAGATGAGTATTTTAATGAAGGTGTTAAGGTACGTAAGATATTAGTAGGTAAACCACCTAGCCAAGAAACAATAGAGTTGCCAGTGCCAACTATTACAGGACTTGCAATATATCTAGGTTTTGAGAGTAGGCAATCATTTTATGACTACCAAGAAAAAGAACAATTTACTTACACTATAAAAAGAGCAAGACTATTTATAGAGAATGATTACGAAGAACAATTGCAATATGGTACGGTAACAGGGGCTATATTTGCATTAAAAAATATGGGTTGGATAGATAAGCAAGAAATAGATAACACCCATAAAGGCGACTTAAATATAATTAGTTTAGGACAAGGTAAAGACCCAAATGAAACTAATAAGTAAACAGGAACATGCAGTCTATTATTTAAAAGATAATACAACAACTGAGATACTTTATGGCGGTGCTGCAGGTGGTGGAAAATCTGCAATAGGTTGTTTGTGGTTAATAGAGAGTTGTCAGATGTGCCCTAATAGTCGTTGGTTAATGGGTAGAGCAAAACTAAAAACACTTAAAGAAACAACATTAAAAACCTTTTTCGAATTAACATCTAAATTAGGAATATCAGAGCAGTATAATTATAACGCTCAGAGTGGTGTAATCACATGGGATAATGGAAGCGAGATATTATTAAAAGATTTATTTGCCTATCCGTCAGACCCTGAGTTTGATGAATTAGGTAGTCTAGAAGTTACAGGCGCGTTTATTGATGAAGTATCGCAAATAACTTTCAAAGCGTGGCAAATAGTAAAATCTAGAATTAGATATAAATTAGATGAGTTCGGATTAATTCCTAAATTATTAGGAACAGCCAACCCAACCCATAAATGGGCTTACTCTAAGTTTTATAAGCCAAATAAAGACGGTACTTTAAAGGCTAATAAGAAGTTTATACAAGCATTACCAACAGATAACCCACACTTACCAGCGAGTTATTTAGAAACATTATTAGGATTAGACGATAATAGTAAACAAAGATTATACTTCGGAAACTGGGAGTATGACGATGACCCATCAGCCTTATGTAATTATAATGATATTTGCGACGTATTCACAAATACACATGTCAATAAAGGCACTAAACGAATCAGTGCAGATTTAGCAATGCAAGGTAGAGATAGTTTTATTGCTGGATATTGGGAAGGTCTTATTTGTACTGTAGCGATTGATAAGCCTAAAGCAAATGGCAAAAGTATAGAATTAGACTTAACTAATTTAAAGAATAGTAAAGGCGTAGGCAATAGTAATATAGTCGCAGATAGTGACGGCTTAGGAGCGTATTTAGAAAGTTACATAAATAATATTAAAACATTTCATGGTGGTGCGAGAGCGTATAATAATAAAGATTATGATAACTTAAAAAGTGAGTGTGGTTTTAAATTAGCATCTGTTATTAGTAATCATCAATTAAAAATAAACTGCACATTCGAGCAAGAGGAATTTATAAAGCGTGAGTTATCTATCTGTTTAAAGCGTGATAATATAGACATTGATAAAAAGAAACTTATCAAAAAAGATGAGATGAAAAAGAATTTAGGCAAATCGCCTGACTATTTAGATATGTTACTTATGGGTATGGTATTTGAATTAATGCCGCAAAAGAAAGCAATGCGTAGACGAATATAATTATAATTTTAATTTTAATTTACATATTCATATCTTTGTAATATTATAAACATTAAAATTTAATATCATGGCGGATTGTCCACTCAGTACAGCCCTTGAAATGGGTAACATAGATTGCACACTAGATATAGGTGCATTTGGCAGAGTATTATTTCAGAGAATGAATCAAATAGAATTTGAAACTACTGATTTGACTACTAAAACTGGAATAGATGCAAAAATAGCAAAAACAGATAGTGAAAAAGTAATTGTTTCACCAAAATTTCTAACTCCTACAGTTGCAGCAGGTGACGTAATAGAGTCAGATTTAGACTTTCAGGGAATAAAGATTGTAACAGGCGAAAACGCAAGTACATTAACTTGTATGATGAGATTAACATCTAAGGTTTACAAACAAATGAAAAAACTCGAAGGTGAAAGTTTAGGTATAATTATAATATCTGATACTGACTTTATATGGGCTAAATCAGGAAGTGCAGCAGGAAAATATAAATTAATTCCTATTCAAACGTTATTTACTAAATCAGTTGAATTAGCAGGACATGGTGAACCTGACAAATACGAGGTATCTTTTGGAATTGCTCAGGGATGGATTGAAGACTTAGAGCGTTTAGAAGCGACTAATTACTCACCTTTATTTGATTTACAAAACGTATAATTATGGCAGATATAAAACTCATTACCAATGATGGTAAAAGGGCAATGCAATGTTGCGATGATACTTGGAATAACATCCAGTCATTGCAAGCAGATGCAAGAATTAAGAGTACTAAACCTAGAGTTGAATGGATGCTAAAGAAAGAATACGATGCAGATAAAGGAACTACTAAAAAAGCCACTAAATAAAACCCTACTAGCAAAGGCTATCTTGCATCAAAATAAGATAGCCTTTCATAGTGAATATAACGATTCAAACCCTTATAAAAAAGAGTTTGCGAAGTGGTGCAAATCAATGCTAGACGATTCAAAGCAAGTATTATTTGATAAGTATTTTATAACACCACATCAAAACATTAATTTTACAGGCTCGATTTATAGCCAGTATAGAAATATATTCAATTCTCGTAACTCTTATTTTAATTACAGTTTTAAAAATACAGAACATTCGAAAGAATTTAAGACGTTTTTGTCTGAAATAAAAGATAGGGAGTATTGGAAAACAAAAGGCTTTGAAACATTAAGAAAAGCACACAATAGCATAATAGTAATAACGGCTGATGAAACAACAGAAGGTTACTTTATGCTAAATATTAATAATGTAGTAGATGTTAGTAATACTGATGTCATAGAGTATTTAATCTATAAAATAGATGAAGATACATACATGAGTTATACCGATACATCTATTATAAAATGGTTTAAAGAAGGTAGTGAGTATACTATAATTGAAGAAGTAGAGCATAATTTAGGGTTTTGTCCAGTTGCTTGGTTTTGGAATGAATCACTAAACGAGGGTGACTATATTACAAAAAAGCACCCGTTAACCGATAGTTTAGGTGAGTTAGATTGGTTATTGTTTGGTGAAATATCAAAAAACCATAGCGATTTATACAGCCTATATCCAATTATTGCGACTTATTCAACAGGTTGCGATTATGAAGACTCAGCACATAATAAGTGCGAAAATGGTTATATGTATAAATCAGACGATAGTGGGACACTAATCCCATTATTAGACGGTAATACTAGAAAAGAATGTCCGATTTGTGGAACATCTAAACTAACTGGAGCAGGAACGGTAGTAGAGTTTGACCCACCTAGTGAGCAAGATGGAACTGATTTAA